GTTTAAGACATCTTGTGGTGGCTGTGCTAAACCTTCTGCAGACACATTAACTAGGTTCTCAAACTCACCTTTAACCCCGAAAGTATTTACTGCCCTAGCTCTAAAGTCATACAGACCATCATCTAGGTAAGCTACATCAAAGGTTCCTAAGCTACCTGTACCAACAGTCGTAAACTCAGTATCACCATCTTTCCTAAACTCAACTTCCACCCTATCAATTCTAGCAGGTGAACCTGATGTGACATTTAGAGTAACAATGTTCTTTAGGCTCTCTTTAAGGATTTGCAGGCGTACAGTTGCGCTTAAGCCTATAGAAGGCACCTCAAAGGGTGACAAGAGTGTTGTGTTGTCTCTCTCGTATACAACTCCATCACTAACATCATCGAACACACTTGCAGCAGTCTCGCGTAAGCTTAACTGCGTCTGTAAGTCGTAGGTATCCGCAAGACCGAAAGTCCAAGATACTACCTCAAACTCTTTATTAGTCCAACCAAACCTAGCGTTAGTTAAGGTGATGATGTCACCAGTCTGTACCTGCAAAGCCCTCATACCGAAAGCTGCACCTACAGTAATCTGTTGCCTATTGCGCTCAAGTGCAATACGTGCTATACGTCTAGCTGTTACAGCATCAGAGGTAAACGGTAGGTCAATATCGATTACAGACTCTTCACCATTATCTGCAGCTACGAAAGCTGAGTTAGTGACTTCTGGGTAGTCTGTTACCTGCCAGTTTGATTCTTCACCTCTGAAAGTACCCTTGACGATATTGAAGTTATCCCGTCTAGATACTCGTGTACTAACTGTTATGCTCGACCTAATGTCATCCTCATCAAAGGCTACTGTAGGTGCTACATAGTATGCGGGCTTCATGCGCCACTTACCTTGGCCGTACCAGAGTAATCCCCCCATAGAGGTTAGGAGATCCCCCAGCAAGTCATAGGGGGTCAATGCGGTAGTGAAGGCACCATTAGTCGTAAACCTAGTAGCACCTGTAAGAGTTGGGTAGTTAAAGAACTGACAGACATCAGCAGCAGTAGAAATTAGGGTGTCATCTAAGTTAGCTGCATCTTCACCTAAGCCATACCCATTACTCACTAGGTAATCTCTCATGCACAATGCAGGGTTATCGCTCCAAGCTGTAGTGGAGTTACGAGGGTCAAAAACCTTCTTACCTTTGATAACCGTTGTGATGGTAGGTACACCATTCGGAAAGGCGTCTGCATTAAAAGCTAGTCGTATGTACAAGTAAGCAATGCCACGGAGTCTGTGATTAGATGACCAACCGGAAACCTCAGATACAAGATCAGGGTCTGCTACTTGATTAGCTGTACCTAATAGCCGCTTAATCCGTACCTTACCGTTATACCTGCTAGGGGAAGTGACATTACCGCTACCATCAAGCGTGAGAAGTTCATCATTGATGTAGATCTCGTGGAATGACTCAATCTCGTGGCCAGCATAAGCTATGACCCTATGAAGGAATTTGTTGTTAGTGCCAGTCGTACCATCGAATACAATAGCGCCACCAACCTTCATTGTGCCATAAATGATCTGATGGTCTAGGGCTGACCCTCTCGCATTAACTTGATAGCCACGGTTAGCACCTGCTGTCTTAGGCTTAGGTGCCAAAGCGTTTAAGGCTAAACCTAAAGCAGCGTTGGCTAAGAAGGTAGTAAGTAAAGCTGACATACCTAGCGCGCCTGCAAGTAGTGTACTACTAGCGGCTGCGAAACCTGTTGAAGCTAAAGCACCTACTGCTACTATTGCCATGTTAGCCCCCTATGTATTTAGAATAGACCCTCTCGACATTAGTAAAGCCTAAGAACTTCATTAGGCTGTCGAAGGGATGTTGCACTTTAGTATTTATTGCTAGTACAGAAACACCATCTTGCTTTAGGCACTTCATTGCAAACTTAATTAGTTTAACACCTGTGAAACCTTTACGATGACTTGGTGATAGGTAGATTACATCATTGGCTGCAAACAAGTGATCCTTGTAGTGTAGGTTAGTCCCTACGATAACTGCAAAGTATCCAACAAGGTCTAAGCCTTCTCTAGCTGTGAATATACGTAGGTGTCCTAGACCCTCAAGCTCGTGGTAACGATCCCAATCAGGGTTAAGCTTAATCACATCTTGATTTACAGCTACCTCATGCCAATGTTCTACAAGCAAGGGTTTAATGTCAGCCTCTACTGTGGTTAAGAACTCCTGCTGAAACTTAACTACCACTGCTTCTACCCCAGACAATATCTTTATCCTGTAGGCTCTCTACAAAGTCTAAGCCAAGGTCTTGTGGGTAGATAGACTTTTGGTAGCTACTCGTAAATCTAGCTACTCTTGCTCTCTCTAGGTCGATCAGCTTATTCTCTACCTGTAGCTCAATCGTGCTAGTATCTTGACCCTCAGAGATATTCATCTGATCCATGTAACCTGAGAACACGCTAGTCAGGCTTACGGTGTTAAGTGTCTTGTCTTTGGCACCAAAGTAAATGTTACACACACGGCCTTGGTATGGTGAGGTGAGGGCTAGTGAGATAACCTCAGAAGGTACACCGCTGAGGGTTAGCGTAGCGCCTCTCACAGCTATCTCTGAGGTTTCTTCTATGGAGGATATAGCGAGTAGCGTACCTGTGCCTACGTAGTCTTGCTCATCGTAAGTTAGTGTGCCTACACCAGTCCATAACCTTAGAGGGCCACTGTCAAAGTTAAGCTCAATAGCAAAGAACGGGTGTACTACATTATCAGACAGATTACCTAGTAGCTGTGCTGGAATATCTCTTGACATTGTTTCACCTTACGTTATTTCTTCTACAGCCTCAAAAGCTATGCCATAAGAACTAGTATTGTTGATAGACCAAGATGACACATTCTCTTTCAGCCTGAATACACCCTTAGCTGCATTAAAGACTACTGTACTAGAACTGTAGTCAGTACGGAGGGCAGGCCAGATCTCAAGATTACCATCACCAGTTTGATCTGCATTTACTTGATGAAGTTTGGCTGTTGCACCAGATCCTAGTTGGATGTAGTCACCAGACTTAAGTGTACCTGTCATAACTACTGTTACAGTCTCATCACCAGCAGAACCTGTAAGGACACAAGAGGATACATCCCCAAGAGGTGTAGGGTAGTCAGGATCTCCTAGCAGAAAGGTTCCCACAGGCCCCTTTAGTGATACTAAGAATCCCTTCCAAGGTGCAGCTAAATCCCTACGGACTGGCGGAAGGCTGACTGAAGCCTCCCACCTTTGTCCTGTGTGAGCTATTACTTGTTGCTTGTAGGTGAATAAGGATTGACTATTCTTTACAGCATTAACAGCCCGTAGTTCTATAGAACCAATACCTATGGTAGTCGGTAGAGCGAGTGGATAAGTAATAGCCATTTAGTTTCCTACTCTACCCGAAGGTACTTTTCATTGCACCACCACGGCGTCTTTGGTCCATGATCTGCTTCTGTGTTATGTTGGCAATCTGAGGTGCAGCTTCTGCAATAATTCTCTTGACACTCTCATCACCATTAGCTGAGAAGCTAAAGTTCTGTGTGATGTTTATAGCCTGAGAACCACCACCACTAGCTTCTACACCCAGCTTACCATTGCTACCCCTCTTGAGTGGCATGATAGCTTCAGGTCCAGCTTCAGCCATGAGGCCGGTCTTACCGCCAGACATAGGGAAGTACGTAGGACCATCTACTACACCACCGTTAGCGTAGGCTTGTATCTGAGACCCACCTGAGAATACATTACCGTCAGCACTACCAAGGATAGAGGATAGGAAGTTACCACCTTTACCTTTACCACCACCGCCGAGAGCGCCTGAGATACCATTTACGATCTGCTGAACTACAAAGATGTCATACAGTTCTTTGATGATTGATCTAGCCATCTGCTTGAAGGCGTCTGTTACAGATAGTGTGCCTTCTATCATAGCGGTTAGACCTTCACCTACAGAGTTAGCTACAGTCTCATTGATCCTCACACGTTGCTCGTCTGCTGCTGTAACTACTGCAATAAGACGTGCTTGCTCCTCTAGGCTTGCGATCTGTGCTGCACCTATTTGGCTGTAGCTGTCACCCAAAGCCCTGCGGACTAGGATGTGCTCTTCTGTCTGCCCACGTAAAGCCTCTTGTAGTGTGAACTGTGCTTGTAGGGATGCAACAGCTTCAGCAGCTTGGTCAGATAGGGATGAACCAGAGGAACCTGATCCTGCTGTACTTTCTGTTCTAGTTAACTCCGCTAGGCGATCCAGTAGTATAGCTTCCCTTTCGATCTTTAGTCCTGCAGCAGCAATCTCAGCATTAAGGGCCGCGACTAGAATAGGCTCACCTGTAGCAGCTTGATACTCATCTGATGACCTTGCGGTAGCAGCAGCACCAGCAGCAGTAGCTTGACCCCTAGTACCGCCAGCTTCTAAGGCAGCAATCTCAGCCTCAAGCCCCGGTATACTCGATCCAACAGAACGTAGGTTGTTAATGAAGCTCATGGCAGCATTAGCTGCTCTTTCTGTTTCATTAGCTACTTTTGACATCTCATCAGAAAGTCTCTTAGATTCATTCTTTAGGTCTTGAGTGGTGTCATACTGATCTACAAGAGATTGGAGAATAGCACCTTGAAAACCAGCC